ATGCGCTCATTCCCTGCTCCGAACCTTCAGGAGATTTGAGAGGGCCACCGTTTTGCAATCCACCGGCGCTTTCGCTTTTCATGCCGCCGTCTCCAACATCATGACTGCCGTTACCGGCAAACGTTACTCCTCGATCACTCATAAAAACCCCTTTCGTGGTTAAATTACCGCTACCTGTCCTCTCATTGCCTTGGTCCCGGAGGTCATACCCCCGAGCATTGGATTTACCCCGCCGCCTCCACCCGGAGCCTGCGCCCGATTTAATGGGCTGGGGGCTGTAGGGGGCTGCTGCTGTTGTTGCGGTGGGGCCATGCCGGACTCCTGACCGACCTTTTTCTGCAAGACACTCACAAACTGGCTCATTAAATTCTGCAGCTCAGGTGCCGACGGATCTCCCATTTCAGATAGTGCCGCGACATACTCGGCTATCGTTCGGAATGCGTCGAGCACCGGACTCTCCTCAGGGGTAGCCCCGGCTTGTTCCGGGGCCGGTCCACCCTGCGGCAGTCCTCCGGCTTGCGGTTGCTGTGACGCCATCATTTCACCCGGTGACATTTGCATAATTCTATCCTTGTGGTTGTGGCGGAGGAGCTCCCGGACCTTCAGGCGGGGGCATCGCTGCCGCCAGTTCTCGTTTTCTGTTAATTATCTGCTCCGCGTCCGGCCATTCCAGAGTCTCAAGCAGATTCTTGTCGTCAATCACCCCACCCTCGAATAGCTTAAACGCTATATTCGTTTTCACCGTCTTTGACCACGGCATCGCCGTACCGCTCATTATCTTGATATCCATGAGCCCTTTCGTCGGGCCTATCGTGGTGTGATTCAGCTCCAAGGTGTATCGCTGCGTGTTCGGATCGAAGACATAGTTTTTCTTGTTGAATAGATACTGTCCGTCCCCCTGCTCTTCGATGAAAAACTCGAAATAGTCGGGCCAGACGTTCTCCGTGTTCGTGATCCTGGCCACTCGTGGCTCCCGGTAAAACTGCATCATTAGGGCCACAACCTGCATAGCGAGTTGTTGAAGGGAGGGCTGCAGCACACGCTCCTTCATCCTGATTCTGGTCTGTGAGGATTCTTTGAGGGTATCGATCGCCGACGCCGCGGTCACACCGGTGGGCTGCCTGCCCTGCGATATCTCATTTACCCCTGACTCCTGCTCTGCCATGCGGATGAGAGTCTTATAGATATCGATCATACCAGTCTGCAATGCAGGGGGGAAGTCGCGTATGATTGAACCACTTTTCCCTGGTGCGCAGGTAACGACCGACGATATCCTGTTGGTGATAGTCTCCGCCGCCACCCCGGAATCTTCCTCAACGATCCAGACCGGATTTGCCATGAGCTGCATGACATCGAAAATATGTGCCAGGGTTTTGTTGATGATCTTCTGGGTAGGCATGAGTGACTTGGCCTCGCCCTCGCCGTAAAACTCTCCCGGAAGAATCATGTCAACGATCCGAACGAACGGCTTTTTCCCATGAGCATACGGAGCTTCCACCGACTGCAGCCGTATGTTCTGGTTCGGGAGAATAGTGATCAGTTTTCCCTTCGGGAACTTTTTCTTCACTATCTTCTCGATGTTCCCACCTTCTACTTCACGCTCTTCCTCGATGAGCGTCTCGTCGTCAATCCAGCACTCGGCTATGTCACACAAGTTCCGCTCGTCCGCCGATTCCCCTACAACTGACATCCCTTTCGGGCTGTGCTGGTCGGTGGGTGATACGAACTTCAACTCCATGGACTTTGACATCTTTTCCATGCTGTCCTTGGCTGAATCCGCCTTGATCATGTCTGCCATTTTAGGGAACATGCGCCGTACTTCCCCGACCGTCTTTTTCGACATCTGGATCACCCAGCCGCAGTTTTTCGTGAAATCCTGAGCACCGCGGGGGATATAGATATCTCTCGGGTCTATGCTCTCGACGTTCACATCACCAATCCCATCCTCAAGATCCGGGTCCCATGTAACTTTCAAAATCCCGCAGTCGTAAAGCATACTCATGAAAATCGCTTCGATGAGCGTGTGGTCCATTGCGGTGTTGTCCCACCATGTCTCAATCAGGGTCGCCACGCACTTTGCGAACTCGTAATCGGTAGGGTCTTTCGGCTCCGGGTTGAAACCGGGACGCTGGTCGGTGAGCAGAGGGATGATAGCCTGTATCGTCTGCCGGATGATATTCATCACTGGCTTGGAATTTGCATTGCTTCCGGTTTTCCACTGTTTGCCCTCGTAGAAATCACGGCGCGTATCCCAGTCCTCGTCAAACTTAGATCGGTATGCCTTCCCCTGCTGGATGAGATCGAGTACTAGCCTGACCTCCCGCTCCTCGTCCGATCCCTGCCGGTGAGGCGTCCGCGTCCCACTGTCCGGCCCACCGGACACTACTTGATTAGCGTCTACCGCTTTGACTGCTTCAGGCATGCAATTTACTCAATTCACAATCGCCCGAGCCGTCGAGGTCCGGGCACTGTTCAATAACTTGGTGCATCTCCCGCTCTACGTCTGCAAACCGGTCCGGCTTCGGGGCAGCTTTGATGCTCTCGGTACCTACCTCCACCATTCCGGGCGGGGTATGCTTTACTCCGTTCGGGCGTATCGCCGCAGGGGAGAATACCCGGCACAGCGGATCGTTGCACACCATGCATCGTGGGTCTTTCCGTTCGTCCATACCAAAATAGAGCTCGATATTGCGATCACACCGGCAGCAGCGGAATTCATAGAGAGGCATAACCTATCCCTTCGGATCGTATTCAACATGAAAGATGCTCATTTTCTCTCCAGCGGTTTTGTCGTGAGCGCACGGACGATCAGATTGAGAAAGCCCTGAATTACAATCCCCGTCTCAACCGGAAACCATTGCCCGGTATTAGAGTTGATCACCTGCACAGCTACACCGAGCACGTTCAACCAGAACGTTTTCGATTTGATGTACCCGATTAGAACATTCATACGCTCCTCCTCTATTGTTCATACCAGTCGTCCGCCTTTTTCACGGCGAACTCCCCGGCAAGTAATTGCTGCAAATGCGTCTTTGCGGGGACGAACGGCTTGAAAGCCCTGTCCCGGATGTGCATGGTCTCAACAGTAACGTATCTATTGGCGTCCATCAGATGATTGTTGAGATCAAGGGGGACCGCCGCCGCCTGCGTGTCGATGTTGAAGTCCTTGTACTGATAGCTCTCGTACTCCCCTTCCGTCTCCGGGCAGCGGCCGCGGAATACCTGATGAACCCTTGCTCTGATGATCGCCTGATGAACGGAGATCCCGTATTCGATGTTCTTGTTCTTCACCCCGACGATCGGAATCCCAGATTTGCCGAACAGAGCAATCAGCCCAGGCTCGGCGTTGTCTGCGTAAAACATCGTGACGCCGTGCTCCCGCATGTACTGCCTGGTGACGCTGATCTGCTCGTCCGGTGTGTGTCCGCTGCGCCTGTACTCGGCTATCTGGTAATCATGCTGCCCGTCATTGGATAACGCCCGGATGGTGATTGCAAACGGGTCAGTGTACCCCCAGTCGATGCCACCAAATACCGTAAATTTGGTGTGGTCGATCGGGAACGCGTCGCTGTAGTTGGTGTAGTCGAAGTCCTGATAAACGAGTCCGGCCATGCGCTCGAACAGTCCCTCGTATCGCATTGCGAACATGCGGGGATCGAGTAGCCGTTTCTGCCGCTCGTACTCATCAGGGGGAAAATAAGGGTTGTCTTTAGATGTCCACTGGATTACATCAACATCGTCGCGCTCTCCATGTTTCCATGGCTCATACAGATCACGAAATAGAAAATTGTTGAGCTTATACGGCGTAGTCGAATAGAAAATATTGGCCTTCATCGGCGCAGCGCGCCCCATGAGATTGATATGCGCCTGAGTGCTGTTGAGTCCCGCCTCATCTCCCCATATCGCCCGGCAGCGAGTAATTCCCTCTGCGCTCCATGGATTGTCCATAGACCGCAGAAATATCATAGGCCCGTGGTTGAGCCGGAACTCCATGCGTTCGCGATTAAGCGATCCCAGGCCAGAATGATATTTCATAAACCGGGGAAGTGTGGACGAGTTCATAATTTTGTATGTTGGAGCGGTAACAATAAACGAATCTTCAGGATCAGTGAATTTACTCACCTGCATCCTGGTCCATATCCCGCCTGCCAATGTTTTTCCGCTTTGCAGCCCGGCAATAGCACAAATAATGCGCTTGCCGCTGAAAATTGCGAGCCGTTGATGCCTGTGGAATTTAATAGTTTCAGGCACTGCCGGCCTTCTTCCTGAATCCAAGTTCCGCCATTTTGTTCCCGTCTTCATCCTGCAGGATTATCGGCTCAATCGCAGAAATGCCAACCTCCGACTTGTCTTTCCAGTCACTGCGCCGACGATTTTTTAACCAGAATATTGCTGCAACAGGGTCAGGGGGGTAATATTTGCGGATCTTTGTTTGTATGATCGCCTTGCCACAAACTCTAATATCAACATCATCATGCTCATATCCCATGGCGCGCTGATAGAGCCTGTCGGCAACATTTGAGTCGGCGTCTTCCTTCCCCTTTTTTAGGGACTCCACGAATTCAGGGTGTTTTAATTTCCAATTGTTAAGTGTGGATTCTGCTATTTCCAGGAGTTCAGCAATTTCTTTGTCGGTGCACCCGAGAAGAGCGAGTTTAAACGCTTTATCACAATGATATGCTTGAGAATAACCGGTAGGTCGTCCTGCAGTCATTACCAGATATCCTGATAGGGTTGTTCACCTTTATGGTCGGCGAGTTTTGCGACTACTCTGTCCTCATGGTCGGGGGTGAGGTAGATGACGTTGTTGTTGGACTGGTCTTTCGGTTTTGGCATTTCTGGTGTGTGTGCTTGCCGAGGTTTGATCTGCCGGGATATGAGGTATGCGATACCGGCGGTGTTCAGGAGAGAGATACCAACAATTAATGCACATATTATCAACATATATCCCCTCTCTATCAGTAAATATTAATCGTGACCGCGACAAAAGTCAATAGTTATCAACATATATTTAACATTTTATCAACATTAGGGTGATCTTTCTGTATTCTGGGATAGAATACGCTTTGTTTTGGGGTTGTTAACTATGTCTTGCATCGTAACCGCTTACGTTGTATATTATAGGTATGAAGACGAACCAACAATCAACCGAGGAGGAAAAATGAGATACGAAATAAGATCTAATAGCGGAAAAGTCCTATCGCGCCACCACACGAGAGAGGCTGCGGAAATGCGTATGCAAAAAAATCTTGCATGGAGCAAAAACAAAAGAACATGCTCGGCAGAGCACTACACTGACAAAATTGTACAGATAGCATAGCACCGAGCCCCGGCGATCCGGGGCATAGGAGGAAACCATGAAACAGGATGAAATTTTAGCCATCATTGTGGAGCGAACAGTAAGGACGGATGGTTGGTATTGTACAACCATCGGAACAAATGGGGATATAGAATATGATGGGAAAATACGGGGAGAACCCCTGTTAAATAGCTCCATTGATCCATTAGATCAGGCAGTCAATAATTTGCGTATTGCACGTGGGGATGAAAATTATATCATCGCGCAAGCGAAATAATCTTTACACCGAGCCCCGGCGATCCGGGGATGTCCCCTATCAGCAGCCTCCACGATGGCGCCGGAAACACCGGCTATGAGGATAGGAAGAAAGAAAATTATGGCAGATAAATGGACACCTTCAGAAATGGGGCGCAAGGGGGGCCGGAAGTCCCGTCGAAATCTGGACCCGGATACCGCCCGGCAGATGGTTAAAATACGGGAAATACGGAAAATGCTTCAAAAACAACCAACCGAGGAGGAAAAGTGATAGATCATATCGTCAGTACAAATTCTGTTAGCTTGGAGGAGCACATAGAGCCGAGCATCATGTCCCACTTTTACCGCGTAGGTCTTCTGATTGAGGGTTGCAGCGGGAGGCATCAAAACAGTTACAATTTTACGCTCCGCAAATATGTGGTAGCCGCGGCTAAGGGGTGCTTCAAAATCGAGCATGGAATCGGGTCTGTCTTTATCGTTTCAGAAGTTACTTCGAAGACGCCTCTTACTATCCGGCACACACTTAAGCCCTGCGTGCTCGATGGAACGAATATAATTTCTTTCGAGGAGGTATTCGTTGATTGAGGTTCTGATAGTATATTTCGGGCTTTGTGTGGTAGGGTGCGTCGTAATGCTTATTCTCATCAATTTAGGAAAACATCAATACACATGCCCGTTTTGCTTGGAAAACGTCAGAGATGATGAGAACCACCACTGCCCGGAAATGAGTGATTGGCTGAAATATAAATAGGAGGTAAATATGAGTAGATTTCATTTCGAGTGTATACACGAGAGGAAAGATAGGGATTGTCCAGGTTATAAAGCACGGGGAAATTTTGGCATGGCATCTGAGTGTTCGTTTTGGTCTGATGGAGGAAAACCACAACCCACCTACACCGCTGCGCTACGTGAAAAGCTGAATCGCCAGCCGCACGGGCTCCTGTTTAAAGAAGATATCGATGTCCTGGTTAAGCGCATCGTGCGCCTGAATAAGAAATACGGAAAATAATCCCCCCTCTTCTTCCCGAAATATCGTATATTAGGGGTATGGCTCGCGAAACCAGTTTAAGAAAATAACTCCCTCGGCAACCGATCCTCCACGGAGCGGCGTTTAGGTGTATATCTTCGCGGGTCATCACCAAGACAGCCGGGGGGCTTTTTATATAAGGAGGCGCCATGCCGCGGACTAGACTTCTGTATACTCTCCTCGACGTTAAAACCCTCCTTTCAAAAATCCATAAAGTGCCATTGGAACAAATTGATGTTTTTGAAGATCGTCCACTTATGATAGAATTTATGGAAGAAGAAGTTGAAATTAAAGATGAAGATTATTTATTTCAGGTCGATAAATAAATGGCACGAGATCCAGCAGTTCTATTTTATACCTCAGATTTTTTAACTGGAACATCTAGATTATCCGATGAACAGGTAGGTCAATATATACGAGCCCTCTGTTCACAACACCAGGAAGGAATATTCACTAAGGAAGAGTTATTTCAAATATTGAAATCATATGATTCCCCTGTTTGGAAGAAATTTAAACAGGATTCAAATGGTCTTTATTACAACGAGAGAATGATGGAAGAGATAGAAAGGCGTGTAAGTTATTGTGAATCAAAGAGTCACCCAGGTATTTCAGGTAGAAAAAAGAAATCATACGGTAATCATACGCAAATCATACGCAAATCATCAGCAAATCATACTGAAGATGAAACTAGAAATGATATTAAAGATATAAAAGAAGAGGGGGTACAGGGGGAGAAGGTATTTGACACCTTCTGGAGCGCATACCCAAAGAAGGTTGGAAAAGGTGCTGCTGAAAAGATATGGAACAAAATAGAGGCACCTGAAGAAACGATAGAGCTCATCCTCAAAGCCCTGTCATGGCAGAAATACTCCGAGCAATGGATCAAAGACGGAGGGCAGTACATCCCCCACCCTTCCACATACCTCAATCAGTGTCGGTGGATGGACGAGCCCCCGGAAGTGGTTGGTGAAGAGCGCGATGACAGCTTTGAGAACTGGAAGAAAGATTACATAGCCGAAGAGGAAGAGAGAAAGAAAAATGCCGACGTACACTAAACACGGAAGATTACCCGATAATATCAGAGATTATGATACCATTGAAAGCCTGTTTGGTGAGAACGATCCTGAAGATCCGCGAGTTCATTTAAAAATCAAGGAAGATCCAGTACATAAAAAATTCAACGAATGGACAAAAAAGCTGCACTTTATTGGCACGAATAATAATATTCCGGTATCTGAAATCTTTAAGTTAATTAATGTCGTTTTCTCTTATTCATGGGACACAATTCCTTTTGGTAAATATGATGAGGTTTATAATTTCGTCAAAGCCAATTCCGAATACCGGTATAAATGGATTGATCCCCTACTTCACGAATACCTCATGAAAACAAAATATTACCAGACATCATCAACACTTGTTGATAAAAAAGCGACGCAGATATTTTGTAGTAACATATTTTCAATGATGGAAAACGAACGCCCCAAAGAGGAATTCTATCAATTGGGAATAGAAATATTGAATAGGTAATCCCATGAACTACGGAAAAGAAACAGAAGCCCACTTAGCCTCTCACCCCTCCTGCGCCTGCGGGTACTGTGGCCGACGAATACCTCGGGAGGAGATGGAAGAGCACCTGGAAAGCTGCCATGAGCTGAATAGATTCAGGAACCAAGATGAAACGTACCACGGAGAATAATCATCCCTCTCACCCCGCCTCGATAAGGAACATCCCGAAAGGTGGACCAGATGGCGGGCACGAGAGGGATCTGAAATTAAATAAAATTAAATATTGCATAACTATTAAAATAGATATATATTTGTTAGTATGAAAAAAGCACATAATGTATACGTCGAAGACGCAGCATGGACAGCGGCGAGAACAGAATCGCTGAAATATAAAGATTTATTAACCAAAGAACTGACTAAACACCCCACTGGTTCAAGCTCGGCGTATTTTTCTTTGGTTGGAAAAGCTCTACTGTTAATAGATGATCCAGGATTAATACACGATAGCCGTGTAGACTGGAAAACTGCAATACAATATTGCAAAAGAAAAAATCTACCACTATATAAATATATTTCACATATCATGTAGTTAGAATCAATATCCGGCGAGATCACGATTATAGGCCGGGTTTAACAATAAATAAAGGAGTGTCTTTTGAAGTCTTCACAAACATTAATAGAAATCGGTAAACAGTTTACCGCTACCGCACCGAACGATACTATGCGGATACTTTCGTTGAGTATCGACGCTCTTACCGAAGCACGCGATGAATTGTCCCGGCAGAACACTAATGAGTCGCCGGATACAGCTTCTAACAACGATTATACGGCGGCGCTGGAAGATGAGCTGAATCTGTGGATGAGTGAAGAAACAATTATCAATAGATCGAAAAATGGTATGGCGGAACTGGCAGCGCGCCTCAATGCCGCTTTGCAAAAGCAGCACTGCGCATAGCCGCCGGTCCGTTGTAATCAATTTGTAAACCACGGATAAGAGCGCGGGAGGAAAGGAATAAAAATACAATGAATAACATAAGACTAAACAGATCAATAATAATATTAACGTTAATAACTTTTTTTTTGCTTGCGACATGGGCGCAGGGTGGTAATTTTAATGAAAACATATTTGATAGATTTATTAATTCTATTACAGTGGTTGCTGCTTGTGCAGCGGCCATATTTTCATGGTTTTCCGCTGAGTCTTCGAAAAAAAACACCCAAGCTTTAATTATAATGAGATACAAAGAAAGATTCGCTTCCAATGAAATACTTGAAGCGATGAATTTTATAAGAAAATGGAAAGATGAAAATGGTAATTGCTGGATAGATAATTTTCGAAAAGAATATTATGGAGATACCGACTTGGGGAAAAAATTAGATAATTACAGGAGGGTGGTTTCACATATTTATAATGAATTAGTGGTGATGTGTAGGTCAGGACTATTAAGCAAAAAAGCTGCAAAAAAGACAATTCATAAAGATGAGATATGCTTTATGATTTCAACGATTCAAGATATGGAGCTGGTTGTAAGCTGTAATAAAGAGATTGTTGAAGAAATGTTTGATTATTTAAATTCACTTTTACCAAAGTCAAAATGAAAGAATTAAGAAAGCAGAGTTCTGACCAGATAACAATGCATCACGGTATAAATGATATGAATTCAACACATCTTTATCCTCATGAAACACGACATCGATCATATTTATGGTCATTGCTAACTGGTGGCGGGAGTTCTTATCGTTCTTCCGATTGGCCATTAGACCTTTCATTATGGTGATTTTGTCATTATGTTTTTGACGAACATTTAACAAACGGTGGTGTCATGCCAAATTTCAAAGTGTTTGCAGACAAAGAGTCATCGAGCATCACGTTGCGGTTACACGATGAGGGCGATGGAGAAGTAAGTGTAATTGCAGTAGACGACAGTGGTAACCGTATCACGGGAGGAAGTATATGTTCGTTTACTACCAGCGGAACTTTAAGCTTACATGGTAGTATATCAAAATCGTTGGGTTTAAAGTTAGATTCCTTTAACAAAATTGTGGTAGAATAGCGAGCGGCCAGTTGCACTATGGAAACCGCAAAAACAATTTACAACAGCGGCTATATACTTACGGCCTGCGGCACATGGCTGAAGCCACGTTACATAGCCGCGGACCGTTGGCAGAAATAAACTGCCGACCATATTGTATTAAATTTTGAAAGGAGCTTTTGTGGTTCAATGTAGCAATAAATCGGAACGTTGTTTCGTTGTCACCGATAGGTTTAAAAAACCGTGCCAGCATGCCGTACCTCATGAATTCAACGTTCACTGCATTGGTGGCAGATGTGTGAGATTTGAGCACTTCGAGGAAGATCGCAACGGCAAGCAGGTTTGGGTCGGTACCGAATATGGCGCTTGTATCAAAATTTAAGTTGAATAAGGAGCGGCGGTTTACATCTGCCAACAAACAATGGCCAGTTCGCAAAGCCTCTCCCAAACCGCTGTGCGGCTTCGGCCATTGTCAAACGTTGCAGGCAATAGCTCGGCGGCCATGTTAAAGGCCGGACGAAGAAAGGTTATTTATTTATGAACGATGCCCAGTTTTCGATACTTGTTAGCGAAACTGTTTCCGATATAGTTGAAACATTCGGTTTAGATTCTACCAAGTGGCGTCATAAAATATACGATATGTTGGTTCCAAAGTTTAGTGAAGTCCGGCAGAGCAAGGGGAGCGCCGAGCAACAGTCCGCTGTTGCCCACCAACAGCTAAAGGCTGCAATTGCTTTGCTCAACCGGTGGGTTTCTGTTGTTTCCGATAAGAATATTATGTCAGATACGTATCACTTTTTAAGTAACGACGCAACTTCAGCCGTTTAGCGGTCCATTGTGTAAATTGTTGATTTTTCTTTGAATTATAGGAGGTGCATTATGTCAAGTAATGGATACATTTTAATAGTGCTCTTCGTTGGAATAATATCTTTTCTAAGTGGGCAACTAATATCCAATATTGGAAAAATAGATGATGAACGTAAGCCTTTTGGATGGGTGCACGTTATCACCTTTTGGTGTGGGGTACTTCTGGTATTTGCGTTCGGTTTCTCGATTAGTGCCGAATGCACCTCCCTGAATGCGGAAAAAAATCAACACATCATACAACAGGGCATAAAAGCTACGGCTTCGCCTTCGGGTCAAGCCAAATAGCCTGCGGCTACTTCTCTTATGCCCGGTACGTTGTGTAAAACAAAGTCCTCTCGGGCATTGGAGTTTGGCTCACTAAATTGGAGGTTTTCCGTGAAAACGTCAGCGAGAAGAAAGCGTCTTGAAGTAAGGGTTAATGATTACGATAAAATGAAGCAGTCCCCGTCCAATCACATACAAACACAAACGAGAATTGTAACGGGGGGCTTTCATCGTCCCGGCAGTCTCAATAAGTAATACCGTAAAACGTCTGGTAGCATCGGACGTTGGTGGCAATAAATTTGACTTTTATACTGTAGTTTTTCGGCAAGGGAGGTTGTTAATGTTAAGAAAATTAGGTAATATATTTCGGATGTTAATGCGACTATGCTACATTAAACACGGGCGAGTATGTTGGTGCTGCGGATCGGTTTGTGGCTTTGAATCAACTGTTTCGCGTGGCTTGTTTTGGTGCAATCATTGTTTTTCAAGGTGGGGGTATTTAATAAAATCAGATTTGTCTATCGGGTGGCGTGGTATAGGCCGAAAAAATAAAATTAAGGCGGTCAAAGGCTATAAGGCGGCGCTTGAAGCCGCGTAGATAATAAAATTGAAATATCTGATATTCAAAGTGAAGATCTGGCGAAGCGCCTCAATTCTGCTCTGCAGAACTGCGCATAGCCGCCGGTCCATTGTGCGAAACTACAGTCAGGAGTTTTACATTGTATAAAAATTTAACAAAATATATTCACATGAATTCTGGTAGTTTAGAAGTGGCGGATGCCGATTTTATGGAAGCTTATCCTAACACGGAGTTTTTTGTTAAATTTTCTGATTTAGCAGCCCTTCCTTCCGCAATACACAACAGCGACTATGCGGCGGCTTTGCGTGTTTTCGGAGAGTTTTGCGATGAACAAGAGGGTTTTCAAATACGTGACTTCAAGTTGTGGTGCAATCTGCGCCTCAGTTCTGCCTTTCGAGAATTGGGTGCGGCGCCAAAGAAGGAGTAACATATGGGTTTTAATGACGATTTATTAAATTTATGCAGACTCAATCATCTGGAAGAATCTAACGATGACCCAGAAGTTCAAAAGGCTATTGATTGGAAAAAAAGTAGGATAGTCACTAATCTTAAGCTCGCGCCGCCGGAGTCTATGGAAGCGGAAGAACAGCACACAACAGCGGCTATACGGCTCTCTGTGGAGTCTCCGGCTACAGTTCGGGCAAAGCCCTGCACAACAGGCAGCCCAAAATTGCCGGATTGGAATGAGGTATATGCTCACTTGCTTACTCTCCGTCCGACAGTGGAAGATTCGCTAACAAGCAACCAGTGGTTTGCTAGAGCTTCTTACGATTTTATAGCCCGGCAAATTCGGGCGAGTGCCTGAGAACGTTACACGCAATAGCAGGCGGATATATACAATGTGCCCTATCTCACCGACCGGGGCGGCTACAGACTGTCGAAAGTTATGAAATGGCACGAGGCGGTAGTGGTCGGGCACACAGTACATATCGCCGGACCGTTATAAGCAATGCGGCTCATAAATTTATTAAAGAGGAGGCACAAGTGGACCATTTAGTATTGTCAATACTTTTACGCGAGACCATAGATAAGTATTTTACGGATGGATATATTGATTTCAGAGTTTCTATCCTTGCTGTAAAACTGATCGAGATATCATTGTTTACTGCTTTTTGCGAGACTGTTGCGAGGAGTGCCGCCAAAGCAGCGGAACCCGCCGCACTGCCTGTACACAACACAGGCGGCCCAAAATTGCCACTCAACTGCTTTGCGTGTTCGAAGCGTTTCAAAGTGTCAAACTGTGATTGCTGTTTTGGAAGTGATGTTTGTCAAGCGTGGCAACTTCGGGCGGGTGCCTGAGTCCGTTGTGTAAAACAAAGGTTGCTTTTATGGTTATATCCGCAGTTATAAATTCGAGACCACACTTGGTACGGCCTGCGTCTCGGTTAGAACGAAACTGTTTACCCGTAACGAGACAGTATACTGCTGTTCGCTATGGAGGCAACCTTTACTATACACAACAAATGCTAAATTGTAAACCGGGTGGGAGGTATTAAGTGAGTAATTTTCCTCCGACAATTAAAGTTATTTGGTGGGACTTTATGGAACAATGTCCACACGAGGCTTTCAACAAGTGCAAAATGCATTCACGATATCGGCGGCGGTGCAGCATCGAAAACTGTCATTTTAACAGTGAGCGCCCGGTTAAAATTAGGAATCGCCGGGCACTTCATACAACAAATGCTAAAATATAGTTCGGGTGGCAAGGAGTTTTTGAAATTATTCTTTCGTCTATTTTTCAAGCTGTTCATGTTCCTTTTTGGCAAACTATTGTTTCCGGGATTGGTGTAACGTTACTATCAATCGCGATGGCCCTCCGAAAGTAGTATGCGGAGGCTGTCTTTACATCGTACAACAACCGCAGCCATCAATAGGAAGAGGGCGACCGTGAAAAAAGCTAACATCTCGAAAGAGCCAATTGTGTCGGTGGTGGGGTTACTCCCAATGTTTGGACCCCTCTTCCTACTGCTGGCGAGTGCGGCAAGGCGTTGTGTACAAGTTGAAAGGATTTTTATTTTGTATTGCAGAGAAAACAAACGGTCTATGCACAAGGAATTATCTTGTGGGCCTTGCCGTGCCGCTGATGGTGCAGGGGTGCGCCGACCTCGCAAGAGACAACAACCCTTCTCTGCTTTACACTATGGAGATCCTTTCAACTTGTACACAACAGCGGCTATGCATAGCAGCATCGGAAGGAACAGATGTGGTCGAATTAACAAAAGATGAAGAACGTGCAATTAGTGCATTAAAAAGAGTTGCCGCCACCTGGCCTAAATCACTGTGGCTATTTTCCGCAAGTGGTACACTATGCGTAATGCGTTCAGGTCCAAACAGTGAACACATTGCAAATAGTAATGGCGGTATTGATCCGGATTATATAGTAGGCTTTGTTAATATTCCAAACGATGGCGGCGATTGGTGAAGCGCCGAAGGAATAATATAGTCGTCAAATTGGAGTTATAGTCTGTGGCCGAAAAACATTTAAATCATTCCGATCTCGTAGATAGAGCCGCTCGATGGCTTCGAAAAGGTAATTCTGTGGTAATTACGGAGCTTGCTTCCATTGGGGAAGAAGCGGATGCTATCGGTTTTAATGGCAACATTTCGACTTTAATTGAGTGCAAGGTTTCTCGTAGCGATTTTATTGCCGATCAAAAAAAAGAATGGCGTCGGCATCCTGAAAATGCGTTAGGGGATTATCGATACTATTGTTGTCCGCGAGACCTTATTTCTGTATCTGATCTCCCTGAAAAGTGGGGATTGTTAGAAGTTTCTGGCAGAAGTATTTATCGCAAGTGTGAGCCGCCGATTTTTGAGCCGAGATCTTTTAAATGCCCCGAGATATCAATTTTACTTTCGGTACTTCGGAGGATCGGCCAGAATCCTCCGCCGGGAGTTAGCATCCGCTGTTATGGCTACGAAACTAAAAACCGTGCTACAGTCAGTATCGAAACGGCCACAGAAGGTGGTTGCGGAGATGTTGACAACAGCACACAACGGTCAGAAAGGATAAAAAATGGAAACCGGGATTTATAAAAACGTACCTTTTCTTCAGTACAAAGAATGGCCTGGAGTTCATAAGTCGATGTTCCGGCACATACTTAAATCAGGACTGCACCTCAAGCACCACTTGGATCACGGAGAAGAGGAGAGTGCAATCATGCGGTTCGGCAATCTGGTCGACTGTCTGCTGCTGGAGCCGGACGAGTTCCCCGGAAGGTATACCATGATCCCGGAGACGTACCCGGCAGAAGTAAAAAAAGAAACCATTGAAAAGCCCTGGATCTGGACAGCAAATTTCTGTAAACAGTGGCGGGAAGACGTATTGTCAGAAAAACCCGACACTTCCTTAATCTCATTCCGAGAGCGCGAGAGGGCATCAACAATAGTCCAGCGCATCTTAAGCCACCCAGAGGCCCAGAAGTGGCTGTCAAGGGCCGACTATCAGGTGAGCCTATGGTGGATAGACCCAGAGACGGAGCTGCCCTGTAAGGCCCGTATGGACGTATACGATGGAACAAGGGTAGCGGACCTTAAAGTCACCAACAATCCGCACCCGGTCGCATTCTCGAAAATAGTGAACGATTTCAAATATCATGCCGGGGGGGCGTTTTACCATGACGGCCTCTTGCACTGTATGGGGATAACACCAGAGCCGTTGCCGTCCCTCCCGGTATCGTTTATCGCCGCGGAGGAGTCAGAGCCTTATGATGTAGTGTGCTACAATATGGGTCCGCAGTCGTTCGAAGTAGGGCGTATAATCTACCGGGAAGCCTTGCAGCGATACAAGGAATACATGGATACGCAGGATTTCAGCGGGTACTCTAATGTTGCGGAGGAGATCGAAATCCCCGGGTATGCGCTCAACCGTGTTCAGTTGGAAGGGGTGATAGTATGATAACAAGTTCGGGAGTAATTTGTGATGTATGCGGAAAATACATTCTTCCTGTTGACCCAGACGAAAAGGTGAACAATTTTGCAGTTGTAGGAATTAAAAACGCTTTGCACTGTGATAATGCCTGTCGTAAGTTGGTGGAGCAGGCTTTCAAAAAACAAGATTATAAACTTTTACCAAATGGCCCATTGCATGAGGTGTTCGAAAAGTATTCATCAACAGATGAAGGGGTGATAGTATGACAGCAGGCACGTTAAAAAAACATGAATCAGAACCGAAACCTACAGAACTGGCTATTAAAACAGAACCGCTTGATACCATACTGCAGAAGGTGAACGTCGTCGGGCTGCAGGGTCTCGGCGATATAGATCAGATGCGTCAAAAGCTCGAAGAAAACATCAAGCGGCGCGAGATGATCTATGAGCTTATCGAGAAGTATTTCATCAAAGGTGTAGACTATGGTCCTGCTGATAATAGAAACCCCAAAGACACCCTTTTAAAACCTGGCGCTGAAAAGGTATGCGTCTGGTTCAATACTCATCCCAACTGGAGGGTAGACAAAGATACGTGGGAAATGCTCGGGCGTCCTGAAAATACCGTTTGCTATATCTGCGAGATAACAGACAATGAATCGGGCCGTATCATAGGAACCGGTCGGGGATCTGAAACGGTAGGGAATAAACAGCGGGATACAAACAAAGCAATTAAAAACGCGGAGAAGTGCTCTATTGTTGACGCTGCACTATGGACATTCTGCCTTTCCGAGAGGTTCACTCAGGACAATATCGAAATACAAAACGTTAATAGTCTTAAAAAGAGCCTTGTGGAAATGGTAATGAAAAAACGGTCTGGAATACCTTCGGAGTTAACAGACAACAATTTCGTGATCAAGGTATGCCAGAACGTCATTCATAAAAAAATGATGAGTACAAGAAATGAAGTCAATATGGTGTTCAAAGCAATTGAAGATAACCAGTACGATTTCGCCACCGGTGAAAAACCAAAGGATCAAAAATGATTATTAGATATGCCGGATCACTTAACGACAGGAGCAGGAGCTGTTATATATAGGGGTACTTATAGAATTCGAGGAAATCAAATGATGGCACACCCGAAAAAGAAATGGTCACAGCCTGAGCGAAGTAAAACCATGGTGGCAGAAGTTCCTGAGAATTTAATTCAAGGAGCGGTAGATGATTATCTTGCTCTGAAACGAATTAAATTCTATCGCATACCAGACGGCTTTTTCCGGTGGATAAAAATGAAGGCTCCAATCGGTGTACAAAAATGGTTTTTTGGTATGTTCGGGGGGCAACCAGACAATATCTGCATCATCCCTATAGGAAACGGCCTTGCGCTGGCTCTCCTGCTTGAGATTAAAACTCAGGACTCCAAAGGCCGGGCGGTAGGCCGCACACATGGAAAACAGAAGGTTGAGGCCGATCACTGGGTAATCTGCCGGTCGGTAGACGAGGCAATAAAAACGATCGATGCTTTTGAAAAGGAAGCGGAAAGAACGAGGGACTTATGGTGCGACTGATAGCTGAAATCGGCTCCACTCACGACGGAGAAAAGGCGGCGTGTATTGCGGCAATCGAGAATGCTGCGGAAACAGGGATCAAAGATGTCAAGTTCCAATTGTTAGAACCTGAACAAATAAAAGAAACCGGTAACATATCGATAAAGCCGTCATGGTTGCCGGACTTGATCAGGTGTGGGAATGGAAACGGTGTCAATGTTTTCGCATCAGTGTGGTCGGACACCGCCATGGCATTACTACACAACGCCGGGGCCAATACCGTCAAGATTGCCTATTCCATGAATCTGCAGCACTGGCTTATCAAAGAGGCGGTAAAAATGTTCCCCGAGGTGATCGTATCCGGGGATATCATGCATCGGGCAACGGTGAACTGCATAGAGCTATACTGTATCCCTCTTTATCCGGTGCCGTATGAGGTTTCTTTCGTCGATGGATTATTTCCGATGTTTGCGGGCTTTTCAGATCATACATTAGGGATCAGGCAATCAACCATTGCCGCATTGGCAGGAGCGAAGATCATAGAAAAGCACGTCTTTCAAAACGAAAATTCAAGAACACCAGACAGGAGATTCGCAATTTCGTGGAAAGAAATGGAAAAATTGCACAAGAAGCTTGATAAGGAACTCGTCTTATGAAAATCTTGATCATCGGGAACAAGGGAAGCACCGGACGGCGGTATCAAAAGATACTGGAAGGCCTGGGGATTGAGGTGGTCGGATACGATATCGAGGACGCAGGTAAATCGTTGCCTGAATGTGATAAGGTGATTATTGCCAGCCCGACGGCGACGCATGCATATTATTATTATCTGTATGAATCAACAAACCCACATATCCTTGTTGAAAAGCCAGCATCAAACATTATTAAAGACGTAGAAATGATGAACTGTAAAATGGTCTGCAACTGGGCCTTCGTGTTCCCGAACAGGATTCTTGAGCCGGGGAAACATCAGGTTTATTATGAATTTATAAACACCGGTAAAGAGGGCTTTTGGTTTGACACTTGCCAACTTCATATTATTTCCGACGGAAGAGGACATATTATTAATAGTGGAGAACTCTTCTTTTCAAGAATAGATGGGGTTGTTATAAAACAAAACGACATCGAAGCCTCTTACTACCGCATGCTCGACAACTGGCTATCCCGGCCTGATAAAATATGGAACGTGCAAGACCTCATCCCGGAACTGTCGTATATCATCAGAAAACAGGAGATTGAGAATGGACAAAAATAAGTTTGTCATCGGAATTCAGGCCCGGTCAGGCTCCACCCGGCTGCCGGGGAAGTGTCTGAATAAAATACTAGAGTGGCCTCTTTGGTTTTTGGCATACAGGGCAGCACGATCGACTGGTATATCAACTTATCTGCTCGTCCCAGAAAATGATACTGATATGCTGGAAAGCTTTAAAGGGTGCGGTATCGAAGAAAAATTCATAATTCAAGGCAGCGAAAAATTCCCGCTCGATCGGTTTCAAAAGCTCATTGAGCGAGTGCCGGAAGCGAAGTGGATCATCCGCCTCACCGCAGATTGCCCGTTCATTCCTTCCCGGATGATTCTCGACATGGCGTATCAATGTTATAATGATGAGCTTGTTTTTATGTACAATGAACTTGACGGCATGGACATTCAAGTAGCAAGTCTGTCGCTTTTCAATTGTCTAAAATATCTAGATGTCGAGCATGTTTTTAATATGAAAAAAATAAAAGACAATGACTTATACACCAAGTATGAAATGCATCTTTCCGTAGACACTCAAGAGCAGTACGACCACATCAAATTTCTAGCGGGGGATGAACATGAATGATCTAATTTTCGGCGGCGCGTCCACGTTCTCAAAAATGCATTGCAACTACCCGGAAAATTACCCTTCGGTGGTTCGTGGTTCTGAGGATAATGATGTGGTTGGTATTTCCGGTAATCACTATTTCGATACCGTCTCCGCTCTCGGTGCCCGGCTTATCGATAATTACGGCAATGGTGGCATACTGTCCCTCCCGCACGTCGATGAGGATATTCTCGCCAGAATGCTTCAGAAATACCTTCCCTTCATTGAAATGGTCCGGTACGGGTGTAACGGGGCAGACGCCACGGAGGGGGCGCTACGGTACGCCAGAGCGTTTACCGGGCATCCCCTGGTCTACAGTGTAGGGTATCACTCCTGCCAGTCGGCTTTTACCTTCAACACGCAGCCTGCGCTCGGGTGCATCAACGGGCTGATTCAACCGTTTAACTCCTTTGAATCGCTCATAAAATCTCTCACACTGCTTGATGAGGACCATACCGTCGCCGCGGTTATCATAGAGCCGGTAATGCTCGACCTCGATGTCAAAGACCAGCTCAAGGAGATCCGGCGC